TTTTGGATAACGATGGCACGATTGAGCAAGTGTTGGAACTTCTTGATCATGTGCAGGATTTTCCGTCGAGTGAGCGTGAAACTCGATGAGGTCTAAGGAAACTGTGTGCATTGCAATTCCGCACGATGGAACTGTTGATGCTCAACTCACGCTTGATTTGGTGACATTGATGCGTGAGCGTAAGACTCGCATTGATTCACTTCAAATGGTGCAGGGCACTGGGCTTTTGGCTCGGACTCGCAACATTATTGTGAAGAACTTTTTGGATGATTCTCACGCTGACTGGTTGTTCATGCTCGATAGTGACCAGACTTTGTCGGTGGATGTTTTCGACAAGCTGGTGGATACGGCCCATAAGGATGATAAGCCGTTTGTCGCTGGTTTGGTTTTTGCCCAATTTTTTGATGATGGCGTGTTGCGACCTGTGCCGGCAATCTATAACTTGCATGAGTCTGGTGCGATGTTGCCTATTGATGACTATGCCAAGGATTCTGTGATTCGCATTGATGGTTCTGGCACTGGTGCGATTCTTGTTCACCGCAGTGTTCTTGAGGCTGTGCGTGAGAAGGCGAATCCGAACCAGGGAACTGACTGGTGTTGGTTCTTTGATGGTGCTATTGATGGCCGTTGGTTCAGTGAGGATTTGTTGTTTTGTCGCAAGGTTGGTGCTTTGGGTTTTCCTATCTTCGCCCACACTGGTGCGATTCTTCCTCACCATAAACAGTTTTGGCTTGATGACCGTCACCACGATCAGTGGAAGTCGGTTACTAATATCTAATCTCTCAACCCCAGTGTTACCCCTGCCACTGGGGTTGAGTCTATTTTCTAGGAGTGTGCATGGCTACGAATTATCCAGGTGCTGTTGATTCTTTCGTCAATCCGACGGCAACAGATACTCTCGATTCGGCTACTGTTCCTCACGCAGCTCAACATGACAACATCAATGATGCGATGTCTGCTGTGCAGGTGACTCTTGGTGTGAATCCGCAGGGATCGTCTGCGACGGTTGTTGCCCGGTTGACGGCGTTGGATTCGACGGTTGCTGGCAAAGCACCTTTGGCTTCACCTGCATTGACTGGCACACCGACTGTACCGACTGCTGCTGTTGATACGAATACAACACAAATTGCTTCAACTGCGTTTGTTTTGGGTCAGGCTTCCACAACTACACCTGTTGTTGATGGCACTGCCACTATTGGTACTGCTACAACTTTTGCTCGTGCGGATCATAAACATCCAACGGACACGACTAGGGCTGCGGTTTCTGGTCAAACTTTCACTGGTGCTATTACTGCACCTAATGTCACTGATACGGCTTTGAGTACGGCTGGCATTGTCACGAACACTAGCGCAGGTTTGTTGGGTACTGTTGCAACTGTTCCTGTGGCTAATGGTGGCACTGGTCAAACAACACTTACTTCAGGCAATGTGCTTATTGGTAACGGTACGAGTGGTGTAACCACAATAGGAATAACAACTACAGGGGAAGCAGATAAAATTGTTAAAACTACTTCTACTGGAGCAGTTGTAGCAGATAGTGTGTTAGTTGGGGGCATCAACGATGGTGTCATCAGTATTTACAATGCAAGCAATTCAAATGCACAACAACTCAAGGCTGTAAGTGCTAGTGTTGCTTCAACTAATTATTTGCCAATAACTTCAGGCAGTTTAGTTTCAACAGGTGACACAGGTACTGTTACAGACTTAATGATTCAAAGCATTAGTGGATCTAAAGTATCTGGCACTTTACTTGGTGCAAATGGTGGAACTGGTGTTGCTAATACTGGCAAAACAATTACTCTTGGTGGAAACTTAACAACTTCTGGTGCTAATGCGACAACATTAACAACGACTGGCACAACATCTGTTACCTTGCCAACATCAGGCACATTGGCTACTCTTGCAGGATCTGAAACACTCACGAATAAAAGCATTAGTGGTTCAACAAATACACTTACCAATATTCCAGCATCAGCCATATCTAGTGTTAATGGTTCAGTAATTGTCGCAGGTGTTACAACAATTACTGGGACAACTTACACAGTAGCATCGACAGATTATCTTTTAATCTGCAATAACTCAGCAACATTAACCATCACACTGCCTACTGCATCAAGTAGCACTGGACGTGTTTTGAAACTTGTAAAATATAACACGTCATCGATTGTGTCTGCATCGTCCAATGTTGGTGCATTAAGTGCTGGAACTGCTGGCACAACATTCTTCACAAGTAATTCGGTTGCTGGAAAGTTTTGTGAAATCATTTCCAATGGCACTGTATGGCAGATTGTCGCTAACTCATAATGACTCACAAGAATCCGAACTGTCGGGCAGGTTGCAAAACACAGGATCATGATTCTTATGGCGAGTGTTTGAAGGATGCTAGCATTTCGATTGATAAGACTAGCTTGAAGGTGAAGTGACATGGTTGCTCAGACTGTGATGAGTCCTCGCACTCCGACTTCTGTGTCGAGTGTGACTGCGACTTACAATTCGTCTTTTTCTTACAATGCTCCGATTGCTTACAATGCGAGTGTTTTGGCTACTTCTGGCAGTATTGCTCAACGGTCTGTCACGTCAGCTGTGGCTAGTCCACGCACTGTGTCGGCCTCTTCTATGAAAGCGAGATAACTGATGGCAAGTTTTGACCTTGGCGATGTTGTTGCTCTTGGTATCACTATCACGAATGCTGCTGGTTCGGCTGCGAATGCTGGTGCTGTTGCGTGTACTGTGACCCTGCCTGATGGCACTTCGGCGACTCCGACTGTGACTAATTCGGGTACTGGTCTTTATGACATTGCTTATACTCCGTCGCAGTCTGGTCGCCATATTGTGCGTTGGGTTGCCACTGGTGCGAATGCTTCTGCGTTCACTGACGAGTTCAGTGTTCGGGATTTGACGACCTTGCCAGTGGTTTCGTATGACAGTGTGTTGGAGCATTTGAACATTCCGGCATCGTCAGCGAATCAGGAAGAAGTTCGCCGGTTCATTGATGCTGCTCAGGATTTGGCTGAGAATTATGTGGGTGCGGTTTTGGGTCGTCGTACGATTTCGAGTGAATTGTATGATGGCAATGTTGATGGGTTGCGGTTGCGTAATCCTCGGGCTGTGTCAATTACGAGTGTTTATGAGAATGGCACTTTGTTGGATTCGAGCCAGTATCAACTTGATCCGACTGGTCAGCGGTTGTATCGGTTGACGACTTCTAGTTTGTCGGCTAATTCTTACGGTGCGTATGGTTATTGGGCTGGTGGTGTGAATAGTGTGTCGGTGACTTATGTTGCTGGTTTTGCTGTGACTCCGCCAGCGGTTCAGCAGGGTGTGTTGGAAATCATTCGTCATCTTTGGCAGACTCAGCGTGGTGTGACGAATGTGATGAGTCGTACTGGCATGGGTGATGATTTCTATCCGACACCGACTTATTCGTTGCCTCGTCGTGCGATGGAGTTGCTTGACCCTGCCAGCCTTCCTGGGTTGGCGTAGTCATGGCTACCACTGCACTGCCACAGGTCATCAACGGCATTCTGACGGCTTTTAACAACAGCATCGACCTTTCGGGTGTCCGCATCTTTGACGGCCCTGAAATCGATGCCTCGTACCCTGGCGACTTTATTGCTGTCGGGCATGACGGCACTGAAGATGGCACTGTGTCCGTATCGACTGTGAACCAAGATTTCATCCAGTTGGGTAACTTCAAACAGTTTGAGGATGGCTCTGTCGAGTGCTGGCTTTCGACGTGGGATGGCGGTACGTCGTTGACTGCTCGCCGGGCACGAGTAGCGACCTTGTTGTCAGCTGTTGACACTGCCCTTCGTGCGGATGTGAGCCTTGGTGGTTCATGTATTTATAGTCGTTTGGCATCTCATTCGATGTCTTACATTCAAGCCAACAATGGTGTCGCTATTTCGGTGACGTTCAGTGTTGAATATCGAGCCAGAACCTAGGAGAAGAATCATGGCAAAGATTAAGAACGTGTCACCTTTGGGTGACTTGTATGTGCCGAGCCTCGGTATTGAAGTGGCTTTCGGTGAAACAACAGATGTCCCTGATGATGCGGCGGCAAGTTTGCTTGACCAACCGTTTAACTGGGCTTCAGGGGATTCGAAAACAACAACCCCAGCCGTCGTGGCTGATACTCAAGGAGAATAAACATGGCTATTGGTGCTGGTATTGGTGCGAGTCTGGGCATCAAAACGGAAACGACTTTCAACACTGCGGTGACGGTTGATCGTTTTTACGAGTTCAACAGTGAGTCAACGAAGTATGTGAAGAATACTGTTGTTGGTCAAGGGCTTCGTGCTGGTGGTCTTGTGCCACGTTCGCAACGTCGTGTCGTGACCACGTTCGCTGCTTCGGGTGATTTCGAAATTGATTTGCCTTCGAAGGGTTTGGGTCTGCTCCTTGCCCATGCGATGGGTTCGTTCCCTACTCCGTCAACGACTTCTGGTGTGTCAACGTATCAGTTCGTTCTTGGTGATCCTTACACGAAGTCTTTCACTACTGAGGTTGGTGTGCCTGAATACGATGGGCAGATGACTTCGAAGAAGTTGACTGGTTGCAAGATTGCTTCGTTCGATTTGTCTGTTGGTGCTGGTGACATTGCCAAGGGTAAGTTCAGCATTGATGCTGCTGGTTTGACTCAGACTGAGGCTAGTGTTGCGACACCTTCGTTCTCAGCTTCAACGAACTTGTTCCATTTCGCTCAAGGTGTCATCACCGATAACGTGTCCACAACGTATGCCAACATCAAGGACTTCGACCTCAATGTTGACAATGCGTTAAAGACTGACCGTTACAACCTTGGATCTTTGGGTGCGAAGCAGGAACAAATCATCAACGGTTTCCGCAACATCACTGGCAAAATCACAGCCGAGTTCACCGACGTTGTTCTGTTCAACAAGTTCTACAACGACACAACTGCTGGTTTGAAACTCACTTTCACTGGTGCTGCTATCGGCACAGGCAGTGAGAAGGAAACTCTTGAGATTATTCTTCCAGCACTCAAGTTCGATGGTGACACTCCAGCGGTTGCTGGTCCTGGCGTTATCGATGTGACGTTCAACTTCACAGCGTATGACGATGGCACGAACGCTCCGTTGACTATCACTTACAAGACTACTGATTCGGCACTGTAATGATTGAGGTGAAGGAAACCGACTTTCGGAATCTTTACCTGAATACGAAAAAGATGGATGCGGAGATTCAAAAGAACCTTCGCAAAAATCTTCGCAAGGCTGCGAAAGAAGTTGTTCCAAAGGCTCAACGTGCAGTCTTGTCTATCCCATCCGAACACAGGTCCGACATTCACGCTCGTCGGCCTGTGGGGATGGGACTTCGGGCTGCGATTGCTGCGTCGATGAAGATTTCCATTAAAGCTGCGAAGAAGAAGTCCGGTGTGTTCATTCGGGTTGATCGCAAAATGTTTGTGGCGTTGAGCCAGCGTTCTGGCAAGAAGCCTGAGAAGTTGCCGAAGTATGTTGATGGTGTCATCAAAAGGTGGAAGCATCCAGTGTTCGGTCATCAGATGGATAAGCCAGAGAAGTGGCCGATTCAACCGTCACATCCATTCTTCTTGAAAACAATCAAGGAAAACAAACCATTGTTCGTGCGTGAAGTTGAGAAAGCGATGCAACAAGCGTTCGATGAATTGGACAAAAAACACATCTAAACAAAGTCAGGGGACAAGTAATGCCTGTAAGAATCAATGAAAAAATCTACAACCTGCCAGGGGATTCTGGCGAGCGTGGTATCACAATGGGTGAGCAGTTGCTCATCGAACGCCAGTTCAAGAAACCGATTGAGAAACTGTTCGCAGTGTTCAACATTTCGGACAAGGCTCGCAAGTCGCTCTCTGAGGAGAAGCGTGACGAGCTGGAGATTGCTTCTCGTGAAGTGTTCTTGGCGATGGTGTGGATTGCTCGTCGTCGTGCCGGTGAGGATTTGTCTTTCGATGATGCGATTGATGTTGAGGTTGAGGCTCTTGACGTGGTGGAGAATGATGCCGACCCTTTAGAGGTTCAGGCAGAACCGTCAGAGATCGAGTCTTAAAAAATCTGCCTTTATTGATGCACACTTATCCAGGCATTACGCCTTGGAATGTGTGGGATTTGACTGGCGAGGAGTTTGATTTGCTTCTCAGTGCCGCTACTAATGATTAGGAGTTATCGTGGCTAGTGCTACCGATTTGATGGTCAGGATTTATGGTCATGACGTTTCGGCTTCTAAGGCGTTGAAAGATGTTGGCAGGGAATCCGAAAATGTTTCGGGCAAGTTGAAAAATCTTGGCAAAGTGGCTGCTGTTGGTTTCGCTGCCGCTGGTGCTGCCGCTGTTGCTTTTGGTGCTTCTGCTGTTAAGGCTGCGATTGAAGATGAGAAGTCGCAGAAGTCGTTGGCGAAAACTTTACAGAACACTGTTCATGCTACGAAGAATCAGATTGCTGCGAGTGAGACTTTCATTTCGAAACTTCAGTTGACTTATGGTGTTGCTGATGACAAGCTTCGCCCTGCGTTTGCGACGTTGACTCGAGCAACTAAGGATTTGGGTGAGTCGCAGAACTTAACGAATCTTGCTTTGGACATTTCCGCTGCAACCGGTAAGGATTTGGAAACTGTTTCGTTAGCGTTGGCGAAGGCTCATAACGGTAACATTGGTGCGTTGACTCGTTTGGGTATTCCTCTCGATAAGAACATTATTAAAACGAAAGATTTCAACGGTGCGACTGAGGCTTTGGC